GTCCAATGTGAGCAGGATGTCAGAGAAACTGAGATTTCCTTCAGTGATGCTGAAATGCATGACTTTAGGCGGATCTCTTCTATGCTTTTCGTAAAGATGTTCACTTTGATAGATCGTGAGATCTATCACGGGAACGTCATTCCGAAGCATGGACCAGGTAATACTGCTGATGGTCTCGTAGGAAACGAGAAGTATCAGCAGTCTTTCTGGACCTCTCGACTGGAAGAGGTATTTCACTTTGGTGATTTCCTTTTCCCGTCCCCATCGTACTGGGAACAGTACGATGGTATTGACATCCTCGAACCCGAGATGGAAGTTCCCGTTAAGGTGACTCCCGTCCCTAAGACGCAAAAGACACCGAGAATCATCGCTCAAGAGCCTACTGTTATGCAGTATGTACAACAGGGGCTCCTGTCTTTGATTAACGATGGTATCCGCGAGGACATAGTCCTCAAGGACCTGATCTGTTCTGATTCCCAAATCCCTAACCAGGAGTTGGCTCAGAAGGGATCCTTTGATGGATCTCTGGCAACACTAGACCTTAGTGAAGCCTCAGACCGTGTCTCTTATCGGCTCGTACAAGAACTACTTCGCAACCACCCGCATTTGAATCGGGCGGTTGACGCTTGTCGTTCTCGGAAGGCCGATGTTCCTGGAATAGGGGTTATTCCCCTATCCAAGTTCGCATCTATGGGTTCAGCCCTTTGCTTTCCTTTTGAAGCCATGGTTTTTCTTACCATGATCTTCATTGGGATTGAAAAGGAGCTTAAACGCCCACTTACCCAAAGAGATATTAATTATCTCAGAGGGCAGGTGCGTGTCTACGGAGACGATATTATCGTTCCCGTGGACTTTGTGCATTCCGTCGTCGGGTCACTTGAACTCTTCGGAGCTAAAGTGAACACCGCGAAGTCTTTCTGGACCGGTAGGTTCAGAGAGAGTTGCGGAGAGGAGTTCTACCAGGGTACGAACGTTTCAATTGTTCGTATCCGAATGGATCTCCCCTCACGACGGAGGGACGCGGCGGAAGTCATCTCGCTCATTACCCGCAGAAACCTGTTTTATAAAGCAGGTCTGTGGCAAACAGCAAGATGGCTAGATGTCTTCATCGAGAGGATAATCAAACATTATCCCATCGTCGAAGAAACATCGCCCGCGCTAGGGCGTCACTCTTTTCTTAGCTACCAAGCTGAGAAAATGTGTGACAAGCTTCATAGACCCTTGGTTAGGGCCTACAAGGCTAAGTCCATATCCCCAAAGAATTCTCTGGATGGATATGGCGCCCTACTCAAGTACCATCTCAAACGGGGTGAAGACCCCTATGAGGTGGAACACTTGATGCGTTCCGGTCGTGCCAAGTCGATACACATCCAACTTGGCTGGTGTACTCCCTATTAAGGGAGTCGCGTGCCCAAAAGGCTCGCGGGAGACAGG